CTCTACCATTTGGATGCCAAATTGTGGGTGATACTATGACTTGGAAAGAATACTGGCAGATGACCAAATGGGAATGGTTCCGTGAGGGTTTCTGTAACATCTCATATATTATATCCTGTTACACCGAAGGAACTAAATATGGTGACGAAGATTTTTGGGAAGCACTCTCTTGGGGTTGGATGTGCGAATACATTTATCCCTATGATGATCCCTATGATCTTAAACACTCAAAAGAACGTTTAACAAGGTTAGGAAAATGAAACTCTGCAATCTTATCTTTTTTGCACTTATTGGTGTTTGTGTTGGTGGTATGGTATACGCTAACGTCACTCCAGAAAAAACACCACAACATGTTTCTGTGGAGAAGAATGAACAAATTCATCATATCAAATAGATTTCTTCGTTATACACCATTTTGGTGGTGGTATCGTCTCATCAGTCACCAAGGATTTCGCTTTGATGATTATTATGTTTGGGAATCATTCTGGAGTTCTCTAAATGGTGGATGGTTGGATATTAACTATCAATGGGAGTTTGAAAAGTTCTGGGGCAAAGGTGCAAAACCTGAAAAGATTATTTTACCAAAAGAACAATTCGATGCTCTTGTAGAAAGATTAAATGCACCACCAGACCCTAAAGTAGTTGAAAGATTGAAAGAAATTTTAAGCAAACCTGCCCCCTGGGATGATGACAGAGAAATCTAAAATCTTCTACAATATCTGGTGTTGTGCTTATCAGCGCCGATATTTGTATAGGGGAACACCAAGAGAACAGAGAGAACATACTACAATTCGTATGTGCCTAGATATGAAAGATGTAAAGTTCTACCAATTTGATACGGAGAAACCACGATATGTTTAGTAAACCACTTCTTGGAACTGATACAAAGAAAACCAAACTATCTTGGGTAGAATATATCTGGCACTCTTGTATTATTCAAGGGTGGTATAATTGTTGGTATGCGTTCAAGAACTGGAGTGATTTGATGGGAGATAACTACCAAGAATATGCTTTATTGGTATCTGATGACCCATTGGAGCAGTGTATTCTGTATTTTTGGGATAGTTTAGAAGATGAGATTTATCCTAAACATTTCTTGGATAGTTTGCTTCAAATGGTTGATGACATTGAAACTGGTAAAGAGAAAGTAGTTCCACTTGATGAGGACTTTTTTGATAGAATGAAAGATCTTACTGATGGTATTGTTGTTGACTTGGATGATGAATTAGGAGGTGATTGATTTTGGGTATGTTTGACTATTTAAAATCTTCATACAATCTTGGAGAACCATTCACAAATGTAGAGTGTCAAACCAAAGATATTGAAGAGGGATATAGTGGTACTATGTCTCACTTCTGGATAGATCCTGCTGGTTATTTGTGGTGTGGTGATCATAGGGGAACATCAACATTTGAAACGATTGAGAAAGATGACCCACGATATAGTGATAAACATCTTTTCTTAAACTATGAATGGATTCCTACAGGACAGCACGGAAAGTATAGAGTTCATCCCATTACCAAATATGTGGAGATTTATCCAGCACAATGGGACGGACACTATGATGATTGGCCCCGTTGCAGAATCCACTTCAAGTGTGGTAGAGTGGTTGAGTACGAACACATCACTAGGTCTAAATGATTGACACGACTTTGTTTCCTCATCAAAACTTTCCAGTTCGTTTGGAAATAAAATTGGAAAATCGTGTTTGTTGGTTCAAAGATGAGTATGACTTGCAAAAATACTTAACCCGTTATAGACTTGATGATAAAACCGCAAAAATTGATTATCGTGATGAAAAACCCATTAAATCCAGTAAAAAACACAAGGGAAGTGTGGAACCAAAGTCTAAACCAAAAAGTAACGGAAGTGCAGGTTCAGTTCGCAAACGAAAATCCAGCATGGATCCCGTTAAGCACACTACTCGCAATTCAAAGTCTAAAAAATGACATCCCAAATTAATCTTATTCTTGCTTTGCAGCAAGTAGAGAACATTTCAAATCTTGTAAGAGAAAACAATTACGAGGCATTTTTTACCTCACATCTTTTGCCAATTAAGTTTGAAATTGAACGACAAATCGTATTACATAATCATGCAAAAGAAGTTTTATGATGATTGCTTCTATGTGGAGCAAAAGAAATATGGACTATGGCAATCACACCATCCAGACGGTAAAGGACTGATCACTTCATTGAATGAGGAGGAATGTGTCAGGGCTACAAGATTTTACTTAAAAGGGTTGCAAGAAGGTTGGAGAGATGATACAATCAAATATGAAGGAACTGTAGGAGGAAAACTATGACAACTCGCACGTTTACTGATAAGAATAGTAATGAGTGGACTTGGGAAGAAACACCTGAGACTATTGAAGCACTAAAGCAACTTCATGAAACTGTAAAACAAGTTAATGAAGTGAAGTTCGCTGGCAATTATCCTGGACCCCTCTATGCTCCTCATCCAGATATTAAGCAATGAATTATCATGTGTTAGATCCAACTACTCCCTGGTATGAGTGGTTATGTTATTGTGAGATCTGCCACCAACTAAACGTTCCTGGTCAACCACACCTGGGACGTTTTATGTCATATAGGCGTTACTTGAAATCTGTCGGACTTCTTGATAATGATTAAAAAGTTTATCAAATGGTTTATTTCGCCAACAAAAAAACCTATCGTTGAAGATGTTGATGTTTATTCAAAACTGATTCAACTTGAAGAAAAATATAATTTTCTTCTATTGGATGTAAAGAGACTTGAAGATGAGAATATTGAAACAACTAATGTTCTCTATCAAGTTATGAATTCGGTTGATGCGATTGATGCTCGTATAGATATTCTTACGCTTGAAAATTGGAACAGAAGAAATGATGATTGAAGATTTAAATTCAATTATATCTGAACTTAAAAAAAGAGTAGAATTGCTTGAAAGAGATAATATACTCAATCTAAGCAGAATAGAGGAACTGGAAAGAGCAAACGTTTCTAATCTAAATATGATCTTCCAAATATCAAATGAATTGGAAGAAAAAATTGAAACTGCTGGAACATCAGCAGAATACGATACAAAACAAAACTATATTGTGGAGCACTTATAATGTATGATCTGGATGATTTTGAAAAAGCACTTGCACACTTTGGTACAAGAGTAGATATTATTATTGCAATGGAAATTGGAGGTAAACTAGATGCTGACGCTGCTTACAAAAATATTAAAATGGAACTTAAAGAACTCAAGCGAGTACGAAAGTCCATCAAGAAAGACAAGGATTTGTGATAAATGTGGAGTGGAAAAGCCACTTGACAAAGACCACTACCAAGTTGTAAAATATTTTCGAGATGGTTTCTCTTATTATTGTAATGAATGCTCTAAACCAAAACCAAAAGATTGATGGAAGACTCGCTTAAAATAATTCAAAAAGAAGATGGTTCATTTTCAATGGATTGGGACCCACAAGATCCAAATTGGAAATGGTTAAATGGGTTGACTTCTGAACAAATACAGATTATTATGCAACAAGCAATCAAGGAACACATCAATGGACTTTGACTATAAAAAATATTCTCTTGAAAATTTAGAGAATTGGTTACATGATGCAATGTCTGCAGGTGAGGCAACACCGCAGGAGATTTATGATGTTATTGTTGGTGTAGTAAAAGAAAACTATTACATATACAAACATCAAACATCACAAGCATATGAACTTCTTGCTCTTTTGAAGGGCAATGGACAATCATATGAGGATGTTGTAAAAGAGAGAGAATACTATGAAACATCTATGCCACCTTGGGGGCATAGTGATCTGGAATATTCGGTGCATAATCCACCAAAAGAATGTGATAAAGATGACCCATCCCCAGAATGTAAAAAGTCCTGGACTAAATTTTGGGAAGATGCACCAGTTCCTCTTTATGTAAGTGAAGATGGTGACGTTTGGGCACCTGACACTGTTGTGAAAAAGGATAAAGTAGTTAAGTGGCGTCTTCCTGTTGAAGTTGATGGATTGACTGGTGATTGTTTGGTAACTTTTCCTGATGATTTGTTGGAATCGGCAAATCTAAAAGAAGGTGACCAGGTGCAATGGATTGATCGCGAAGATGGTAGTTTCGAATTGAGGAAAGTAAATGGCATTGAGTGAATCTGTAGAAGAAAGTTTAAAGGAAGCTGAGGCAAGTTTGCGTAATGCACTTGCATATGCCGCACGTCAAGAAAAACCTTTTATTGGACGTGAGATTTCGGAAATGATCTGTCGTATTGATAATCTTATTAAAACTGATCAGTTGTTTGACAAACTTGAAGATAGGTTAAATGGTAAGGGAGATGATAGAGGGATGTTTGGTACTTTCTTTGGTTAAGAATTGTTAACATACTCTAAAGACAAGATTAAGAAACCGCATATCTCCCTTAAATACTGTTAGGATATGAAAACAATATTGGGAGCAAAACTATGACTCTTTCGTCGGGGAAAAAAAATAAACTCACTGATGAAGAGTGGAATGAAATGGTAGCACTCAAAAATGCTATCAACGATCAACCCTCTGCGGTAATTCCAGAGAAAATGGAGCAGTTTACGGAGTATCTTGTGCGAAGTATTAGAGAAATGGGTGGTTGAATTGAAATAGCTCACCTCTAAAGTGTCTTAATAATGTAAGCACAACACTCAAATGTCAACCCGATCACGAATTGGCATCGAACTCTCTGACGGTTCTATTCTCTCTGCCTATCACCACTGGGATGGTTATCCCGAATGGTTGGGTCGCATCCTGAAGACTCATTACAATGCTAAGTCTCTTGCTGAAGAACTGATTGACGGTGGTGATATGTCTTCCTGCTGGACTGATTCTCGCTGGGATGATAGTGCTGTGAAGGGAGTTTATGGTCCCCAATACTACTCTCAACGTGGTGATAATTGCCCTCCTCGCCTTGATGCTGACCTGTGTGAGTATCTTCTTCCTGATAACAGTGAAGAATACGCATATGTCTTCCGCAGCGGTGAGTGGGTGTGCTATAATATGAATCAGTTTGACGATGCTAAACTGCCTGAAATCGTTGAAATTCTCTCTGGTGCTCTTGCTGTCTGATCTATGAAAACTTCTACTGCTCTTGGTGTTGCCTTTTTTGTTATTGTCCTTGCCACTGCTGGACTTCTCTTTGAAGCGTGGTTGCTTGGACTCATTCTGTCTTGGTTCAATGTATCATTGACCTTCTGGCAGAACTTTGCTATCATCTTCCTTGCTAATGCTATTTTCAAAAATACTGGAGTCTCTACAAAATGAAACAACAAAACGGATTTATTGACCCTGCAGTTGTTGTTATTGCTGTTGGTGTGGTTGTGATTGGTGGTCTCATCTTTATTGGTGGTCCCCAATATAATGTGTGGCAACAATCTCTTGCTGGTAAAGCAGAACTGCAGAAAGCAGAATATACTCGTCAAGTAGCAGTTCTGGAAGCACAAGCAAAGAAAGATTCAGCACAACAACTTGCTGATGCTGAAATCATCCGCGCTACTGGTGTTGCTAAGGCAAACCAAATCATTGGTGATAGCCTGAAAGATAATCGAGAGTATCTGCAGTATCTGTACATTACTGGTCTTGAAGATGGTAGCAAGAATGGTAATGTAACAATCTATGTTCCTACCGAAGGTGGTATGCCTGTTCCTACTCTTCAAATGAACAAATGAACCGTAAATACATTGTTGCTGGATTAGTTGGTTTTGCCTTTATTCTTGGGTGGAATATGTTTCTAATCCAGCGTGATGATTCTCTCTATAAAGCGTATTATCGCCAACAAGCAGTTCAACAAATGAAATGAGTATCGGACTTGCTATAGCAATCTATACCACAATTGTTGCATTTGTGTCGTCCATTATGGTATATTACTTCGGGGTAATGTATCCGACTGAAGAAGCAAAACTTAAGGAGAAATCCAAATGATCCCCAAACGAATCCGCGACCTCATCAAACAAGCAGATATGGATAAAGTGGCAGAAGAGTTCTGGAAAGAAGTTGAGCGTGAAGCAGATAAACTTGAAGTTCCAGTTGATTATTACCTTGCAGAGTTCTATTGATGACTTTTATTTTGGGAATGGCACTTGGCGCTTTAGTTACAATTGGAACAGCATTTATTTTTGCTGCTGATAGAAACATACTTGACGAAGGCGACAAAAACTACTACAATTAAAAGGTAATTTACAAACAACAATGGCACAAAAGTTTCTCTATATCGTTGATCACTACATTCCTTTTCCCTCCAGTGAATATGGTGGACTTTGGAATGTAATTGCTGAAGACGATAATGAATGTTTTGATTTGATTGCTGCAGAAGATGATGGAAACTTCTATGAGCAGTATTACACTACTCTTCGTGAAAATGTGTTAAATGCAAGGACTTATGCTCTTGCTGAAGAAGTAGAATCTACTGTAGTTGAATCTTTTACAACTTGATCATGACTCACCACGTTGCTCACACTAATAAAATGGTTGCTGATCTAAAACAACAATACCAAGATCGAATCACTCAACTGCAACATAAAATTACCGAACAACAGCACGAAATACTGCAACTTCAGGAACAAATTAAATTTATGTCAAACGACAGGTTCTATGATTGCTGAGTTTCCGCACAAAGCACCAAAAGATTACTATTATGAGTTTGAAGAGTTCAAGCGGGGAGTTATTGCTATATGGTTGTATTGCAATCGCAAGTTTGACTACAACAATGGTGCTCCAACAAGAACCATCTGGGGATTCTACAAGTCCAAGACTAGAGAATATTATGCCCCAATCAATAGTAAGACCATCGGTGCTTGTGTAAATATCAAGGATACGCGGAACTATTCTGCGATGCCCATTAAACAATCTCCACTGGATGCGTTTTTTGTATGACATACGAACCCAAAGTCAATGATTATGTCAAATGGACAAAAGGTGTTGAGGGATGGGTTTATTTTAAAGATAAAGAATATGTGACTATTGAATGTTTAGTGCGTCCCAAAGATGAAATAAATTATGAATGTTGCAGAATTCATAAAAATGAAAGAGTCCTTGTAATCTGCTATCACAATCAATGGAAACAGTTGGAGTATGTTAGATCACGACAATCAAAATATGAAGAAGAACAAGACTGCTTGGAGATGGTGGGCTAAAGCATTGGGAGAAAAAGCAAGTAAATGTGATAAAGAATCGGATAGGGTTGCCCTTATCCGAACTTTTATTTTTGCGACGTATTTGATTACAAATGCTTTTATTGTTGCTGGTGTGATTCGGCATTGGAATGATGAGACTAAGATAGAAGTATTCATTGAACCGAGTTCCACTTTGCAAAATAAAATACCTGAGGTGTAATAAATTTTATGAAAATGAAAGATTTGATTTGGTCAGCACCAAATTCTCTTGATTTTGACTTTTGTGATCAAGTAATTGAGAAGTTTGAATTGGATGAACGGAAATCTCAAGGTGCCGTTCTTTCAGATTCTGGATTTAGATTAGATCCTGATTATAAGATTTCAATGGATTTGTGCATTTCATCTTTAGACGAGTGGAAAGATGAGGATGAAGTATTCTATAAATCTCTTCAGTCTGGTATTAAACAATACTTGGATCATTGTAATAATTTTAATCCCGAACTGGTGCTTGGATTTTATGATCAAGTACATGATACTGGATATCAAATTCAAAGAACAAGTCCTGGTGAATATTATAATTGGCATCACGATTGGATTTGTGATGAACAGAATGGATCACGTATCTTCACTTATATTTGGTATCTGAATGATATATCTAAAGCAGGAGAGACAGAGTTTATCGACGGAACTAAAATTAAACCAGAGCAAGGAAAACTCTTAATCTTTCCTGCTACTTGGTCTTATGTTCATCGTGGTGTGAGTCCTAAGTATGAAACAAAATATATTTGTACTGGATGGATGTATCATAGTCTATAATGATAAATAACTAGAAAGTATTTGTAAGATGGACGCACAAGATTTTCGTAGTCTTCAAGAAGCATATATGGAAGTTGTTATGGGTGAAGGCAAAGTTCCTTGGAATGACCCTAAGAACCCTCTAGAGAGTGGACACACTCCAGCAGAAAAGAATAGGGCAAAAAGAGAAAGAACTGGTGTAGAAGACCTTAAGAAGTCTCCGTCAGATAAAGATTATGCTAGATATGGTGATATGAAGTCGGTTGATGATGAGCAGTCTAGTGCCTCCAATAAAAATAAATCCGCTCATAAGTTTCGTGATTATCCAATCAAAACTAGTAAAGGAAAACCACAAACAACAGGTCAACTCAGAAGGTCTAGAGGAACTCCTAAACCAGGAGCATCTGATGAAAAATCAAATCTTTATCAATCTCCTATTAAAAAAGATGATAAGAGAACTAGAGGTGGAAGAATGGACCAGTGGAAAGGTCCAAATCCAAGAAATGAAGAAATAGATATTTACGACATTATCCTCTCACACCTTCTTGGTGAAGGATATGCTGATACTCAAGAAGCAGCAGAAGCAATTATGGTGAATATGAGTGAAGATTGGAGAGATAGTATTATT